CTCTAAAAACATTTGAAGTTCCTCAGGAGTACCTGTAGGATTCTCCATCTTATATGCTTTTTCTAAGACTTGATTATACAACTGTACAATCTTTTCCTTAATCTTCTCTAGCTCCATATCAAAGCTAGTATCATCAAATAAATCTGCTATGTGCATAAAACTCCTATTAGCTAAATAAAACCCCCTCGTGTAGAAGGGGCAGGATTTAACTAATTATACTATCGTGTTGTTATGAAAGCAAAACCAGCTGTATCACGTAACTCCGCAGTACCATAAATGGTATCAGCAGTGTACAAGTCACCTAGGTACTGTTGCATGTACTGAGTCTGTGAACGAACACCTACTTGTTCAGCAAGACATAGTGCATCTTTATGAATCAAAAGACCAATGTCGTGAACAACAGCATTAGTTGCAGCTTGAGTAGTACCCATGTTATTAGTAACATAAACTTCAACACCGTAAATCATACCAACTTTACCAGTCTTGATAGCGTTTCCGTCACCAATGAACTGTTGCTCAGTGAAACGAGAGATTCCTAACAAGTCAGTGTACTGACGTGGAGTTAGAATAAACGCTCTTCCGTCTTGAGGAACGTCAGCTAAGTCAAGGTTCTCAAGCATTCCACGGACAGCATTATCGCCACCAGCAGCCATAGTAATTGCATTACCTGTACCAGTACGTACCCAATCAGATAGTACACCCGGTGCAGTAAATACTTTAGCTTTGTTCCAACCGGAAGCACCTACAGTACCATTACCACCTTGTAAGTTTGCAGCTTCGTTAAACAAACTAACGTCAACCTGTGTACTTAGAGCGTAGCCAGCATCTTCTGTGTAAAAGCGACGTAGCGAGCTGAGTGCTTGAACCTCAGCCATATCCTCAATAAGCACTGAGTATTCATAGTGCGTATCAATTGATACTTGCTTAGTTCCATGAGTGTCACCTTGTATTGTTACTTTAGCGTTTTCAGCTTTAATAGTTGCAGAACCACGTACTGGAACTGGAATATTAATTGCATCGCCTTTCTTTCCTTTGTGGTTAATGCGTGTTACCAGATTTGCTATTACTAAATTTTTCTGATAAGTTGCAATAACCTCATCACTCCACATTTGCGGTATGAAACTCGCAGCAGTAGTGATTGTTTGGTCATTAGCTGTACCAACTAAACCTTTTGCCATTTTACTTCTCCTATTATCTTATTATTATTTAACCCTTCCGTCTGCATAAGCTTGATAGATTTCATCTGCCAAGTCCTCATACCTCCGAGGGTCGGTTTGTTTTAAACGTATTAAATCAGCACGACGGTAAATCTTCTTACCGGCAGTTGACTCACCGGAAGCATTTGACATTGCCTCACCTGCTTTCATTGCTGTATCTCTTTTAACTTTTTTGCTTTCATTTACTTCTTGCGTTTTGGAAATCATTTGTCGTTCCTTCCAATTCGTAAGCAGTTCATCTGCTGCATCAAAATCATAAGAGTCAGCTTCCTTATACAGGCGTTGCCTTATCTTACTTCCATTAACCCATTCCTGAAATCCTCCGTCACCAATGACTTCTTGGAAATCTGGATGTGCCTTTTCGAGTTGTTGGGCAGTTAAAGAAGCTGTTTGCTTCTCGTTCTGTTCCTTCATCTCTTTGAACCTAGGATGATTATCTATAATTTGCCTGACAGCTTGTTCAGGATTATCATAAAAATCTGCTGGCTCACTAGTGGTAGTCGTCTCCGCTTGTGTACTTATCTGAGATTGCAAATACGAATCAGTTAGTTTCCTAAGTTCTCCTATCTCCTGCCCTTTCCTTCCTAGTTCTTTCTCTAGGTTTTCATAGGCTTCAACTATCTCCGTTGAGGACTTACCTTGAAATTTCTTAGGGAGTTCAGCTTCTTCCTGAATTACTTCCTCTTCCACTTCATCCTGTACAGCTAATGCTTCTAAAGATGAATCAACTTGCTCTTCTACTACTTCCTCTGTGACCTCAGGGTCTACAATTTTACTACTCATGCTTCTTACCTCCGTCTATTTAAGATTGTGGGGGTTGTAAAATGTTAGAGCTGGTTTAATCCAGTTGGTCTAACGCTATTTTGGTGGCTTGTTCCAATGTAATAACCATATTCAAAAAGCCTACCTGTCCTCTACGTTCATGTAGAGTCTTTTCATTATCAATATCATAGATTTTTTCAAGTGATTCCGCTAGTTCTGTGTACTCTTCTACAAGTAAACGCCAGCCATCGTGTTGAATCATGTCTAATCGTTGTTCTAATATCTGTCTATCTGTCATCCGTTCATAGCCTTAGCTAGGTTAAGTACAATCTCTGAGTTAAGATGTTCTACTTCAGGCACATTACGTGCAGTTTCTGATTGTATTCCTTTTATCTTAACCATCTTCTCTGCTAGTTCTAGTTGTTTCTTAGCTAGAGTTTCATTAGATGTCTTATCACCTGCATCAACTTGTAACTTCTGTGCTTCCGCATATATCTTATTAATCTCTGCTTTAAGTTCCTCTAGTTCAAGCATTGATTTTTGCATCTCTATCTGCTTAACTTGCTGGTCCTCAGGGTTAGGCTGCATCATTTGATTGATTGCATCTACCAGTTGTGACCTATTAGTTAACGATGAGTTCTCAAATATGCTCATTAGGATAACATAAAAAGCAGGAGAGCCTTGAGGAGTCATAGACAATAACTGTATCATCTGTGTTGACTCTAGCTCCTTAGCCATAATACCTAGACTGCTATAAGCTTTAAACTTAAAGTCTACTGCTGGGTATCTTTGGTTATCAAATTGTATTCTTCTCCACAATGCTTTGTTAATTAAAGGAATTAAGAAAGACTCTTGGAAGTTTAGTAATGTTCTCTTCTGTCGTTTGATAGATGCTGCTTGGAGCATTGACATACCACTAGCAGTTCCGTTACGAGGTTGTGCGGACTGACTAGTAGCACTATCCATAGCACCAGTACCCATCTGAACCATCCGTTCTAGCTCTGCTGCTTCAGTAAATGTAGACTGGGATAGACTACCGAAGTTAAGTGGCATTAGAACAGACCTTGGGTCACCGTTAGTAAGTATAGTCTTACCCGGTCTTATGTCGAACTTGGTTCCACGTGGTAGACGTGTAGCATCTAAACCCATCATTGGGTGTGTAGTAAGTGCTAAGGCATCAATACGTGCTCTCAGTTCAGCATCTAAAGCTTTCTGTGGATTGTATCCCTTCTCAGCAATTCCTCTCCCCCAGAATTTCGTTGGAACGCGGTCATTCTGATAAGAAATGAACGGTCTGTCATGCATTAAGAATGGGTTTTCCTCTGCTCTAAGTACACAATCATCATTAGCAATTGTTACTACAGCCTCTACTAGCTCGTCATCGTCATAATCAAACGACTCATTAGTAGCATTCTTATTAAGGAAACGTTTAGGAACTAATCCCCAGTACTCACAAATCTTTACCTTGTCATCTTCGTTAGATATGCTATCAAACTCTTCATCAAAACCAAAGTCTGCTTTTTCAAAGCTTCCTAATGGCATGTCCTCGTAGATACCTTTCTTCATTCCAGCTTCTATAAGGTAACGAGGCTTAACAGCAATGTGTGCTACGCCCAATGCATCATTAATATTAGTAGATGTTGGGTCAATAACAAATTCTTTAGGTGATATAGCTTCTAACTTAACACAAACATAAGGTACTTCTCTTATCTCTGTAGTTGTAGTCATGGTTCCCGGTACTGGAACCTCACTAGCTACTATCTCCATCTTGTCCTGTACAATTACTTTACCAATACCTGTACCATAGATGGCTCCGTTGAGTAAACACTCAGCGATAGCATCCTTTACTTTGTCTTTTGTTAAATCTTCATGGAGTAGGTTACGTATATACTCTACATCCTGTGGGTTTTGGTCCAACATGTCATCTTCAACATCAAACCAACGGTGTCCACCAAAGGTAGCTTCCTCTAATTCCGCTACTGTGGCTTCAATAGCCTGTGATGTAGCCGGAGAGATAAGTCTACTCTTCTCTGATGCTCTAGTCTTGTCCTCATCTGACCAAGTACCACGCCATAAGCGGTAGTATTCATCCCATTTAGCTAAATAGTTAGAGTTTCTGTGTTGTTCCCACGTATCTACACGGTCTAACACCCATTCTCTTAACTGTTGGTGCGGTCCTGAGTAATCT